ATTTAAACTTGAACGGCAACCCAACTGCCGACACTAACGACTCTCCCAACAACCCTATGTTAAAACTCCCTTCTGCAATTTATGCCGAACGCTACCTGCTCGGCGTGGTGATCCGTGACGGCCTAGACATAAAAGACCTAACGCCTGCCGAATTTTACGAACCAATCCATCAAGAGATTGCCTTCTGCATTAAACAAATAAACGAGCAAGGTAATCACCCCGACGAACTTGTAATACTCAACGCACTGCGAGCGAACAACTCAACGGTGCAGGCACATTACATTAACGAACTGACAAGCGAGGTAAAAGAATCACGACTTAACCAGGCATGGAGCGATGAGATAAAACGAACCGCAGCTCTTCGTGCAATAGCCATCAATGCCGAACACGTCCAACGCCTTGCCTCTGATCCGAACGCTGACCCAGAATCTTTAATCGCATACAACGAAGGCACGCTCAAGAGCCTAATCAAACGTGAGAAGAAGTCTGGGCCGATGCTAATGAATATTGAGGCGATGAAAACATTTGAACGTAAGGAAGACCCGAACACAGTCATAGGTAATCGCTGGCTATGCAAAGGCGGGTCACTTCTGCTGGTCTCGCAGTCAGGTGTAGGCAAGTCATCGTTCGCTTTACAGTTTCTGGTTTCACTTTGTATCAATCGACAATTCTTTGGAATCAAAGCCAAGCGACCATTACGCGTAGTCATGCTACAAGCGGAGAACGACCTCGGGGACGTAGCCGAAGCCTATCAGGATATTACCGCAGGAATGAATCTATTCGCCAGCGAGCAACAAACGCTCGACGAGAACTTATATATTTATCGCGACACAAACTCAGTAGGTGAAAAGTTTCTTGAGCAGATGCGTTCACTCATCGAGCTGCATAGAGCTGATGTAATCTTGGTCGACCCTCTGCTTTCCTTTGCCGGCATTGAAGTCGCAGACCAAAAGCAGATGACAGAGTTTCTAAGACACGGTGTCGCGCGCATACTCGAGGACACAGGTTGCATACTCGTTGCCGTCCACCACACGACCAAACCAAAGTCAGCCAAAGATAAAGAGGGGCAGACTCCGTCCGATCTAGCCTACTCAGGGGCTGGGGCATCGGAACTTGTTAACTACGTCCGAGAGGTCGGCGTACTTGTCCGTCAGCCTGGAGAAGAACCTGTTTTCAAATTCTCGCTAACGAAACGACGAGGCCGAGCAGGTATGTTAAATGCTAACGGAGATTTTGCAGGGGACATCATTGTCCGACACGCCCGCGAAGCAGGGCAAATTCGGTGGGAGTACGGCGAACTATCCGCACCAGCCCCAGAACCTGCACTTAAAGTCGAGGCAAGGCATAGCGATTCCAAGCCCGCTAAGGGGTCACCAAGCCGTTTTAATCACTGAGGTGTCTCCTTGCCCTCAACCCTAACATTTACATTTACTTTGGAACGATCCCTAATGACCTATCTTCTGACTGGCGGACATCTGTCTTACTCCCTAAAGGGAGGTAAGGGGAACTCACTCATTCCCCCATTACGCTTCCCTCACGGTCGCTAGGGGGTCTTCGTTCGTTCTTACGCGTTAACTAACCTGCTATGGAAAAGAAAAGAAGACTAAACAATCGCTACCGACTAGCCAACGTAAGAAAGAAACGCTGGAAAGATAACCGCGATCACATGGAATCAATCCGGCTAAGAGCGATAAGCAAAGCAAAGTTTAACAAGGATATACATTCCGTAAGACTGGCAGACTTTATATCCCTATGGCCTGAGACATTAACTACTCAGCAGCTAAACGATAACATCAAAGCCCAAATCAATTTAACAAACTCAACGCTTAAAAGTTTCAAAGAATACCTGACTCGACGAAAGATATTACGATACGATACAGGCTTGGGGAAGTGGATAAACTTAACACTGTTGCAACTTCCTGAGAGCGAATAGATTGTGCGTGGGTGCAACGTAAAACCTGTTACGACGTAACACCGTCCAATGCTAAAGAGGCTAAGTCTTTTGATGCGTGGTTCTATTCGTTGACTAAGAAAGAGCAGGATAAGTTACGCGATGGTGGTGTCCTTCCGTACAAGGAAATGTGGAAGCCATCGAGGGTGTTTGAGATAAAGGAAAACCATAATGCCTGGTCATCGGACAATGTCCCCGATCACCGCACTGAGACTGATAACTTCGTAACGCGTGAGTGTGTTGGTCAGCTGCTTAAGTCATTCATCGATGCGCTGGCCTTCACCAATAACTATTCCTTTCGCCGTCACGTCGAGCTGGTACGTTGGGCGTTGGAGTTACCGGGCCGTATGCCGTCGCGTAACCTCGCTGATATGTATGGGCTATCGCATGAGTGGGTACAGAAACGCGCGCGCAAGATAAGGGAGGCGGTCAATGTTTCCGATATGTTAATCCTCGAGCCGTACACTGATGCGGAACTCAGGGAAATAATTAAACATAATAAAAAACCAATGAATAAAGGGATAAAACCCCCTATTAAGGAGTCTCCTAAGCACCCCCCAACCTCTGGCGTGGCGTAGCACTGCCTTAAAAAAAGGCATAAATGAAACGCACAAAACAGGGGTTTACCAGACTTTTGGTGATTTCCCAAGTTTGGCTAAAAACAAGCACTGCGTTGCCTGCGTAATTTGAATAAAGCAATAGAATCAAACAAATCCAACATCGTCAAATAAATAATGACCGACGCTAAAAAAACCATCACTCACGGCCAGATTGCTCAAGCACTCGGGGTGTCGGTTGCGCGTATTACAATTTTAAAAAAGGAAGGGATGCCGACCGATTCAATCCAAGCTGCGCTCGACTGGAGGCAGGCCCGGGAAGATGAACGACGCAGACTTGCACCGATCGTGGTGGAAACTCTGGACGATGGGTCGATTGCTGAACGAATCCGTATTCACCGCATCAAAGTAAATATGGCTGGTGAAGTCTGGGAGCAAAGTATTCGCGAGCGTGATCCGAACCAGGGCAAGTATCAATCGAGCTATAACGCGTCACTTAAAACTTTGTTAAATCTCGAAGAGGAACAAGAGCGTCGTGCAATTCTCGCTAAAGATTTTATTAAGGCAACGGAGGCCCGAGAGGCGATGCTACAAATCGTCAGCGATGTTTTAACCAGGCTTGATAAATTAGCCCTCGATTGTGCCGAAGGTTGCAACCCTGAGAACCCTGCGAAAAGTGTGAAAGTTTTAGAGGCTTGGGTGCGTAAGACTCGCAGTGAGATTAGCAGTATATGAGAAAGAAGTCAGTTAAGAAACCATTACGATTAGTTCCCCGCCGACGAATGCCTAAGCCAACTCGACCATTTAACGACAAGCGAAAGCGCGCATACAAACGAGAAATAAAAAAACAATTAGACGATGAATAAATCAGAACTATTGTTAATTGCTCGTGAGGCACTAAAGCCATCGGATAGCGGTGACATCGTCGAATGGTTGGAGAGTAATGTGTACGCAATTCCTGACTCGCCTATTCCCGGCCCGTTCCGATCAGACCGCACACCGTGGATTGCTGAGGCGTTGCGAATCGCAGCTGACCCAGAAACTCGAATGATGACGGTGCTTGCTTCGATTCAATCTGGTAAATCTTTGTTCGCTCGTTTGTTTTCGTGTCACGTTATCGCCAATGCTCCCGGCCCGATGATGATACTCCAGGCTAACGACACCGAGGCAAAAGACTTTATGCTCCGGTATTGTCGGCCATTATGGAAACATTGCCCGCCTGTTCAGGAGCGAATGACGGAAGGTGACAGTGATAGGTCATCGATTGCAGACTTCGACCGCATGATGATTTACTCACGCGGTATTTGGAATGAGGCAAATCTTCAACGCCTGTCTCTACGCTACACAATCGCCGATGAATGCTGGCTTGCACCTAATGGACACTTGGCGGAACTTTCAGCACGTGTCACTGCTTTCGGTTGGCTCGGTAAAAGAATCTTTATGTCGCAGGGCGGTAACGCTGGTAGCGAATTTCATAGCCTGCACGAAGGAACTGACTGCCGTGATTGGAACTTCAAATGCCCTCACTGCTCATTCCTGCAACCGTGGGTCTGGGAGCAAATTCGTTTTCCTGAGGAAGCCAAAGCAACGGGATCGTGGGATTTAAAATTAGTTTCCGAAGGCACAACATACGAATGCGTTCACTGCTCTAAAAAATTAGCGGACAATAATGCCGTGAGATTGGAGGCAAATGCCGGCGGTCAATTTGTAGCTACAAAAACGGCTTCGACAAAAGGACACATCGGACTGCATTGGAACTCGCTCGCCACAATGTCGTGGGGTGAACTCGGTGTCTTAATGTTGAAAGCAAAAGAAGTGAGTGACACTTACGGCGATGAAGAACCACGCAGAATATTTAAGCAGAAGCGACTCGCCTTAGCCTGGTCAGAAGAAGGTGGCACGATGATTACCACGCCCGAAGCCGGTGAATATAAACTCGACGATGACTGGGCAGGCGAAGCAGTAATCAATGCTAGGGGCAAAGTTTTAGACCGTGGGGACGAAGGTGCTAAGGGTGGCATCGCATTCCGCACGATGGGCATCGACGTTCAACGCGGACACTTCTGGGTAGTGATTCGACGTTGGGGAAAGATGGGACACTCAAGGCTCAAGGCATTTGCTCGCATCGACACTTGGCAGGGCCTCGAAGAATTTGCTAAGTTACACGGCATTCACAAGGCGATGGTGTTTGTCGATTCAGGTGACAACACGCAGGAAGTCTATCGCGAATCTACCAAACGAGGCTGGAAGTGTGCGCGTGGTTCGGGCAACGATGACTTCGCAAGCACAGGTAAGGACGGTATCACGGTTCGTCGATTCTACTCGGAGAAACAACGCATACTTGTCCCTGGCTTAACTGACCGTTGCGAGCTTGTGGTCTGGTCTAACTTAGCCGGGAAAGATTTACTGCACGGCCTCCGATCACGAAGACTGCACACCTATGCCCTCGACGCTACGGCAGACTATATCGAGCAGTTAAACTCTGAAGTACGGGTCAAGGACAAGCGGACAGGCAAGCCGATGTGGATACTTCCGCAGGGCAAGAAGGATAATCATGCTTGGGACTGCGAACTTCTATGCCTGCTCGCAGCTGTGCGATGGGGTATTGTCGGTCGAGATTCAACAGAAACAAATTTGACAACCGATGAACCAGTATCAAACTAATT